GTCTGGCTCATATTCGCCATCATAATAAAATAATGTCATAATTTCATTTCCTCCTCAATTTCACTCATAAACCTATTTACAAATCCCTCTGTTGGTCTCATCAATCCATTTAATACTTTTGTTAAATAATATTTTTCAATTTTAAATTTTTGGCAAAACTCATCAAAACTAACTTGATACATTTTGCAATATGTATAAATATCTGCCTTTAATATAACTATACTCTGTTTGTAAACCCTTTGCCTGTATGCCAACAGTTCTTCATATTGCCTTTGTGCATCATCAAGATTTCCGCTCTTTGCACTCTTTGATATTTCAAGTTCTTTCTCTTTTAAATCCATTATTTTCCTCCAAATGTTTTATAAACTATCTTTACAATCTGCTCAAAGCAAAGTTTTGTTTTGCCCAACAACATCGCCAGCATATCCAACGCACCCTCGTTGCCCTTAATAAATTCAAGTTCTTTTCCCATTTTCACCCTCCTTTATTTTTCTGTTCATAGTATAACACAAGTTAAAGCATTTGTCAACTATTTTTTTAAAATAAAAGAGATTTTTCAATCTCAATTATTCCTATGCAAAGAAGTTAGTCATATTTGCTTGTTTTTCAGCATCAATATCTGCAATTTTCTGTTTGGCAGTCGCTTCATCTTCGTTAAACCACTTCATTCGGTATTCAATTTTACTCATAGTTCCGCTTGCCAAATCCATTCTGTCGCTTGTCTTTTCGGCTTCTTTGTCTTCAATTATGCTGTCATCAAAGCGAACTTCAATGTTCTGGTCAAGGTCAAATTTCACTTCGTTGTTTGTAAACTCATTGCTTATATACATCAATGCTTTGTTTAAATCTACTAATGTGTCATAAAGTATAATCTCGTGCTTTCTCTTTGACTTAAACTTTTCATTTTGCTCACTCATAACCTGTGTGGCTGTTGCAAGTCCGTTTTCGTTAAATCTATAGTGATTTTCGCCAAATCCTGTCTTGCTACTTAAAACCTTAAGTCCGTTGTTTATGCCGTTAAAATACCCATCTGTTCGCAATGCTGGATTATAAAACTTAACTGGCTCTTTATCTGCCCCATCGCCCAAATAGTAAAATCCTGTTTGGTTGACATCAAATATAAACTTCTCGCCACTTTCATCATATCGCACCAGTTTCTTGTTTAAAAACATTCTGCCTTTGCCCAACCTCATCTCTTCACAAAAACCATCATAAGCAAGGTCAATGCCTTCCAAAACATCAAGACTGTTTGCATAAATTGATATACCAAGCGGACTGTTTATGTCAACATTGTTTGCCACATTTGGCTTGTAGTGTTCAAACCAAGCAATCGTGTTTTTGGTGTCAAATGTTTCATCGCTAATAATTCTTGACACGCTTTCAACTTGTGGACTTTCTTTCTCATAAACAACTGTCCTAATAAAGTAGTTGCCTTTGGTGTCTGCTGTAAAAATTTGCATCCCAACTTCATCAATGTTCATCTTGCCTTTTTGATGAATTTGAATAACAACCCTATATGTGTCAATATTTACAAATGCACATTCTGTTATTTTACCATCTTCAATATTCAATGGATAACCCTTTGTCGCATTCACAAATTGCAACTTTACTTTGCCATATTCATCAACACCCTCAACAAAGTAACCATTTCCTAATGCAAATGTTTTCTCAATACCGCCATTTGTTTTTTGTAAAAACTGCACAGAACTTTGCAAATCCCACAATGCTTGCTGTTGTTTTTCATCTCCCAAAACAACTTTAACATTTTCATTCATTAAAAGGTTTGCCCAATCTTCTGCTGTTTTCTTTGCCATATTAAGGCTTCTGCGATGACACTTTACTTGCTTGACACCGTTATACTCATCGTAAGTGTGAAAAGTCTTAACATTGCCTTTATACCACTCCAACCAAGTTTCTGTCATCTCTGGCATTTCTATAACTTCTCTGCCAGTAAGGTCTTTAATCAACTTTTTAACATCCATAATCCCCTCCGTTTTTTATTATATACCTTTTAAAATTTTTAATCAATCATTTTTCTTTAGTTTTAAAAACTCAACTTTACTGGCTATTATTTCCGTTATAAATCGTGCCGTGCCATTATCTGTGTTATATTGCCTGTTCTGTAATCTGCCTTGAACTCCAATTTTATCGCCCTTTTTTAAGTGCTTAACACACGCATCGCCTAATTCATTCCACGCCAATACTGTAAAGAAATTAACACCCCTTTCGCCATCTTTCTTCACATAGTCATCATTCACTGCCATTATCATCCTTGTTAAATCTGCACTCTCAATCTTTTCAGGGTCATCAACTAAATTCCCTGTTATTATTATGTAATTCATCTCAATTTCCTTTTAAATAGTATCTTTTAACTCTGCACTTTTCTTTGTATCGATTTTCTACTTCAATAAACTCATCTTGAATGTCATATCCTTTTTGTTTTAAATCAAAAATCCTGCTTGCCAATCTTACAATGCCCAAATCCCTATATGCATCCAACTGTGTTATTCCTTTGTGTTTTTCCAAATACTTTAAAATTCTCTGTTCCTGTGCAATCATTTTTATTCTCCTTTTATCATTTCTTTAAACTCTTCAAATTTCCTTTGTTTGATTTTGTTTGGCTTGCCTTTTATAACAAAATCCAAATACTTGTCAAAGTATGTTCTTACTTTTTCAAAAATTTCTTTTTGTGCTTGTGCTTTCCCGTTCCTGTATCGTTTTAATTTTTCTTGACTGCGTTCTTGAAAATCAACCTTGCCTTCATCTTGACCGCCTATTGTAACATTATACATTTCACAATTTTTTACTTGCCTGTATGTCTCAATCGCTTGCTTTTCTAAATCATTGCACATATTTGCTGAACAATAGCAATAAACACTTATCTCCCACCCATAAGAGTTGCTCTCGCTGTATAAACCGTGTTTCTTTAATGACTTATCTATATGGCTTGGATTTTTTGACTTATAACCTTCCAAATGTGTCGCACATCTCTCCAGCATACTCTTTGTCGCTTGCCCAACATATACACCCAACTTACCATTTTCTTTTATTCTGTGAAAAACATATATTCCACTTGCATCTATAATAAGAGGGTTTAATTTTTGTATTTGCTCCCTTCTTGCTTTTTTTATAGCAAAAATCTGTTTATAGTTCACTTTAATTTTCTCCCAATTCTTTTAGAATTTTGTCTCTTAATCTTATTGCATCTTGTAATGTTTTTTGTGACATATATTCTTTTCTATCAATTTACATTTCCTAAATTGCTGACTTGATATAAGCCTTCATATCCTTTGATGTCTTTCCAAATTTCTTCCATATAAACTCCAAATAAGATAAAAATCATTTATAAAAAATTTTTCCCAAAAATTTTAATAAAATCCAAGTCTTGATATGTTTCTTCAAATTTTCTTTGTGCCATTCTTTTTATGCTCAAATCTAAATCGTGATTAAAATGCACACCTTCATTTGATAAATTGTGATGTCTGCCACATAACCACACTTTCATTCCATATTTTTCGCTTTGCTTTCTGTTAGCAGTTCCATAAAATATATGGTGGTCGTGAAGACTATATTTTGTTTTACATACAAAACATTAATTAAACTTTGAAGTTCTAGTTCATCAAGTGTTTGTATTCCTAAACTTTTTGCCTCTTGAACTGTGCCATCGATAAGCCTTGACATTTCCGCTGTGTTTAATGTGTGCGTTTCTTTGTAAAGTATGTAAACATCTTTAACTACACCATTGTCTTCAATCTCTTTAACCCACTTAACATAATCATAAAACTCACGGACTTTTGCACCCTTTGGCACTTGTATCGCAAACAATGTATGTTCATCTATTCTTTTTGGTGTTCCATATTCCAAATTCATATTGATTTTACACTCATCGTTTCCAATTCTTAAAACTTCCGCTATTTTATGCACCAACAAATGAAAGTATGCGTTTGCATTTAAACTGCGTGTTTCTTTGTGTTCTTTAAACTCACAATCAATGCATTTGCCTTGCTCTAATTCCTTTTGAACTTCAAGCAAAGCAACTTGCACTTTAATTGTGTCGGCTGGTTTTTCCAACTTTAACTTTATCATTATTTAATTTGCAAGTTGTCTTTTTCAACAAGTCTTGCACCCTCCACAATTTTACCATCTTTTAAGGCTTGTTTAATAAACACCTTATCAGGCTCGCTTGTAATCTTTACTCGTTTATACTCATCAGGTATCATCTTAATGTCAGTTATTTCGACGCTTTCACTTTTTCTAAAACTCAACTTAATTGGCTTTCCAATAGTTGTTCCATCAATTTCAATAATACCAAACTCGTGCATTGCTGTTGATATTCTGTTAATTAAATTGTCTTGTATCTTTTGAAGTCTTTTCTTTTCTTCTGTTAATCGCTTTATTTCTTTATCGTAAAGGTCAATTTCGTTCCCAAATGATTTTATAACATACCCATAGTCAACACCTTTTAATTGCAAGTTTTGTTCGCTAATTAAAAGTGCATTTTGCATTTCTTGACTAATTTCTCCGTTTTCATCAATACCTTCGCCACTTTCTAACTGGTTATAAACATTCCTTAATTCTTTTGAAATATCATACAAACTATTCATCACTACACCTCCACTTCTTCAGGTTTTTGATGCTTTTGGCAATCATAACACAATACTTTACCATATTTACTCAAAGAGTAATCTGCAACCTTTTTTGAAACGCTGTCATCACATTCAACGCAATGAACTTCACCACTCGCTGTTATTGTTGCATTTTCTTTTGTTATTGCAATCGACTTTGGATAAACTTGTATGCCTTTATTATCAACAATAACCAATTTTGTTATTTCTCTGCCTTCGTTATATTCGATTTCTTTAACTCTAAACTTTCTTTGTTTGCTTTCTTCTTTTGCATTCTTACTCTCAATCAAAATCAAAGGACTTGTATATAATTCTCTTCCAATGCCCAAATTTACACAGGCACGCTTAAAACTATCACTTGCCTCGCCCTTTTCTTTTTCTGTGTTACTTTCAGCACCGCAATCCCATTTCCAAATCCATTGTTGTTTCTTGTCATCCCAAACAGCAACTCCGCCATACAAATTGCCTTTTATTTCTTTGTGGTCTCGTTGCCAATTTTCTGCCCCTACTGTTTCATCCAAAATGTTCATATCACATCTTGCATCTTTATAAAGCAGTAATGTATAAAATCCATAATCTTCTTTAACAATACCCACTCTTACATCAATCTCATCTGCTCTTAATGTTCTAAACTTCATAATTCAACTCCTTTAAATACCTTTCTAATGCTTGTTTTAATGTTTCATCAGGTCTTTTCTCTTCTTGCTTAAACCTTTCCAAATCGCCCAAAGTCTCAATTCCTAATTTCTTACATAATTCAAACATCTCTGTTCCTCCTAACCTATCTCTTCAGTAGCAAGGCGGTCAACCCTCACTATACACCCAGTAGGGTGTTTCGACTTATGAAAGTTCTTTTAATGTCTCTTTTGCATTTGAAAGGTGTTTTAATGCTTTGTTCAATTCTTGGTTTAAATCTATGCAATTTGTGTCAGTTATTTTTGTGTCATCAAAATTAAAAATTATTTCTTGCAAATTTAGTATTTGTTTTTTAATGTTTGAAAT